CAAGCTGGTAGCCACCAGCGCCATTAGGGAGTGCCATGATAATTTCCTTAAAAAAGATTTAAAAAACGCCCCCGAAGGGGCATTAGGTTTAGCCCCAGATGCGGCAAGCCATTTGTGGACGGATGGTACTGAAACCATACAGAACGTCAATACGGCAAGGCATACGGTCGTTGTTGATGTCGTACTGACGAACAATACGCAGGCTGATGCCGTTGTGAACTGCACGCGCGGCCATGTCAACACCTTGTGGCAACAGCAAGTCGGCTGTAGCGAAGGTGATGGCATCCTTGTGGTAGACCAAGTTCTGTGCGTACTGAGTAGAAGCAGCGCCCACGAAGGTTACTGTGGCGCCAGTTGCAGGCAACACGTCCATAGTAGCCAGCGCATGAGCAGCAGAGTACATAGCAGCCACGGTCACAGTCCAAGTGCCAGACGAAGCAGTAGCATCAGCCAAAGCAACGAATTGGAACAGTGAACCAGTTGACTCGCGGGTCTGTGGGTTGACAGCATTAGAGCCGCTAACTGTGAACACGTCACCAGCTTTGATGGTGGTGCTTACAGAGCCTTGCTCCAACAGAATGGTCGATGCACCTTCGGCAGTAACGCCGGGGGTCTTGACCAGTGTAGAAGCGCTGGCGCTACGTGAGCCAGTGGTGTGTTGCTTAATCGACTGAGACATGTTGACTTCTTCAAAGCCCAACACACCCATGCCCATCATGCCGTTTTTGAATTGCTTGCTGACAGTATCTGTTGGGTTGAACAGACCTTTCATGCCTTCAACCAAACCAGCGTTAGCAGCAGGGTTCACGGTAGCGTAACGTGGGGACATCACAGCAGCGTTTTCGTTCAGCTTCTGTTGGGCTTGCAACAGCACCAAAGAAGTCGCGGGGGTAGTGCCGGGCGTGCCAACGGTGTTACCGATGGTTTTGTACGCATTGGCAACGTCAGCATCAATGCTGGAGGCCAACTGGGAAATACGAGGCTTAAGCACACGTTCTGCAAAGTCGTCCAACTGCATTGTCAATTCAGCAGATGTGAAGTTGACACCAATGTGCTTTTGTGAAGCAACAGTCAGAGTAGTGAACTGCTCGTTGTCGTCCTGAACTTGCAGGGCGGCACCGTCAGTAACCAGAGCGCGGTCAGGCAAACGGATACGCAGTGTGGAGCCAATTTTGGCGCCTTCGACCGCAAAGCTATCGTCGTACTGACGGTTCACGTTGCGGGTGATTACAAGGTTGTTCTCCAGAATTTCCAGAGCCTTGCGGGTGATCATGTCGATCGTAAGAATGCTGTTTGACATTTGAAGTCCTTTAAAAAATTAGCGGTTGCGTTGTGCTTCGTACTTACGAATCTGGCGGTTGCGCTCGGCTTCGATCCACTCCGATGTAGACATGCTTTTGATTGACCGGGGGTCAGTCGTGTCATGGCTCGGGCTTCCCGAAGACCGCGCAGTTACCGGACTAATAGGCGTCGGCGCAGAAGTTGATTTCTTTACCGGAGGATTGTCAGCCAACCTGACTTCAATCTTTCCGATTTCCTTTGCTTGCAAGATAGGCGACAGGCGGGCGATGCGTTCAGCTTCCTTCGGATTTGATCCCAGCCAGTAGGCTAGATCGGGGCCGTTGTCAGATGATTGAATCGATTCGGCCATAACGTCGGTGATTCGCAGCTTGGGGTTGTAAACAACGTCTTCAAAGTCGTCGTACTTATCCCGTGCTTTTTCTTCACGTTCGCTATATGCCTCTACGACTTGAGCCTGTTCCTTTTGGCGATCCCGTTGAGCAATCAATTCTTCGGCTTTTCTGAGCGCCAGTGCTTCTGCATAGGCATCAGTGCTATCAAAATTGTCAATCGACGGCATTTCCTTGGGAGCAACTGGCACAACTTGCCGTGCGACTTGTTCGCGTTCCCATTTGCGCTGTTCTCTTGCGAGGCGCTTGCCAATAGCAGCGTCAAGTTCCTCTTGCGAGAATGTCTTGGCAGGCTGGTTATCAGCTACTTCCGGCAAATTTTCTGCAACTTCAGGTGTGGCCGTCACAACCTTCGCTGGCACGGAGTCTACTTCCGCTAGGGCTTGGACTTCTTCAGTCATTTTTAACTCTGTTGAGTTCCCGGTGAACCTCACCGGTACGGTTGTTTATAGCATTCGGGTAACAACTCTTTGGCCGGCGGTAAGACCAGTGCCAAAAGTGATCGTCGTTGTATTAGTTTCAGTGTAGTCATAATTAAACTCTTTGACGAGTCCGTCTACGATTACCATTAGATAGCCACCAAGGCCGTATTCAGGCACAGTAAACACTGTTTGTGATGCGACCGCAACTATTGCATTGTTTTGAGCGCTTGGGCTGCTGTTAACGCCAGCCACAGTCCAGATCAAATTATCCAACGAATCTTTGAGCAACCATGTATAGCGCGAAGGGCCAAGCCACACATTTGCTTCGCCGCGCGAGTCTAAGATGACAGGGTTTGTGTTTGTAGTAACCCCGGTGCTATCCGTATACGTAGCCAATGGCACTGTTGTACCGCTGGCATACGTAAACAGTTTTCCACCGACCAAGGGAACACCCGCAGCCGTAAAAAACTGCACTTTAGGTGACGGACTCAGCGTTGCGGTCATAATTAGGCTGCGTTAGGCTTAGGGTATTTAGCTTTGACCGCCAAGCAAGCGTCAACGTAAGCCTGCACTTGTGCTTGGTCGCCTTTAACGATGCCGTCAATGTAGTCGGCCATTGGTGGGTATTCTGCTGCTCGTTTGGCTTTGTAAGCGCCCGCTTCGGCGGCAATAGCAGCCGCAGCCGCAATCGCTTCCCTTGCGGCCCATTCCGCTTCTTCTTCCGTGGTAAATGGAATATTACCTTCTGATGTTGCGTGGTAGTTTGGCATAATGTGTCCTTATGAATTAGCGATGCCGTAGAGACGGAAAATGCCCGAAGCGATATTCCCCGAACTCATAAAAAACCTTACCCCAGTTAACGCGCTTGTGCCGGTGTTCATTGCGGCGCCAGTAAACGAAGTCAACTCTGTGCCCTTAACAGAGTTGCCGGCAAAGTAAAGGGTTTTCTTTAAGCTAGTGCTTGTTGGGTTCACAATAGTATAAGTAAAATTTGCGTTGTCTCCCGGATCACTGCTTAAAGAATTTTGCAAATTAATATCTGCGCTGCCATTGTCTCTGGTTCCAACGTATGTTGTAGCCGCGCTGGTAGGCTGGCTAACGTGGTCGTAGTAAGTAGCAGTTGCAATATAGCTACCACCAATTTTCATTCGTATGTTTAACTGTGTGTTATTGGTGCCGGGGATCAGCCCAGTTATAACAATCAAATAAGCATCATACGTGCTGTTAAATGTACTTTCTATATCAACCGTTGCGGAAGCGGAAGCGGTGACGGAGGAAAGAAAAACAAGCGCGCTAGCGGCTGGCGTTATATACGTCATTGCGCCACTTAACACCTTTGTTGCATCATTTGGTGGGGTTGGGACAAGCCCTGATGTTGTAGCCGTGGCTACAGGGTTGAGTACCGCAAGTCCACTCGCCTTGATATAGCTCACACAATAAACCGTAGTCCCGTCGCTTTCGTAAATAGCCCTATCACCGGCTGCTGTGGTGATGTTAGTCGCGCCGGGCAGATTGTTGGTTGTGGCATTGTGCGTTAATGTCAGAACGCCATCAAAGATCACAGTGCGCGGGCCACGGGTCAGGGTGACGGTTGTGATTGCTGTCGTGCCGGTAATGTGGACACGGTTGCCGGTGGTGGTGTTAAGGTTGATTGTGCTGGCGCTTGCTACGGCTGCGCCGGTAGCCCATTCTTGCGCCGCCGTAAAAGTGTTGGCCCCGAGGGACGCGCGGCTTGCTATCACGTTATCAACAGACACTTGGACAGTGCTGCCAGATTGGACGATAGGCAAGACCTCAGTACCAGCAAGGGGAACCGTCGCCGCTGGCAACTGGGAAATTTTTAAGTCAGCCATTTAATCACTCCAAAAGAATAAAGTCGCCATTTTCTTGCACAATGTTTGCCCCAGATTCAGTCAGCAAATTGTCTACCGTCAAGCTAGCATCAATTGTGCCTGAAAATAGCGTGGCAATGCCGCCAAGCCCAATTGACACAGCATTTCTGACAGCAATTCCAAAACTCATTGGATGTTTACCGGCTTGCAGTAAATTGATCCGGTCGCCGATACCTGAATAGCACTCACTCTCCATTGCCCGCCAGAGCCATTAGGCACAGCAAACGGGATGGGTGTAAAAGCGGGGATAGGAGTGCTGGCGGTAGTAGCAGTGACGCCCTCGCCAACTACAACGTAGGCGGGGGTTGTTGACCAGATTATTACGCCTTGTGGGCCTGCGGCCCAAGTAGAAGTCGATCCAGCCGTGCCCGAATACGAAACAGTTGCGGCGGGGAACACCGTGTCGGCTAGAGGTTTTAAAAGTTCCATGATGGCTCCTTGTGCCTTAAATATAACATAGCGTTCAATTTACGCCAAAAATCTCAACTTGTAGAGCGTTCGCAGATAGACCTCAATGATGTTGTCAATCAATTGCTGCAATGTGCTGTCATCTTTGCTGCACACTTTGTAGCGCGCGTCTTCAATTTCTTTGAGCGAGTCTTCTAAAAACTCAATCACATTGGTGGTTTTTTTTGCGGAATGCAGCGAAATAGGGCCGATCAAGCCGTATCGCCCTTGGTACGTTTCAGCAAAATCATCCGCAACGCCTATGATGCGCTCGTAGAAGATGTTCAGCGCTTTATGTTTGGAATAGCTTCTAGTGTTCAGATGCACCGAGTGGGTAACATCTCTTGCTAGAAATAGCAAACCTACAAATTCGGCGGCTTTCATTGTGGCATCCCTTGTGGTGGCATCATTTCAGGTGGCGGCATCTCACCGCCCATTGGTGGCATCATTTCAGGTGGCATCATCTCACCGCCCATTGGGTCACGGCTGGGCATTTCGTTTACAAGATCACCACTGGTAATCATGCCGCTAATTGTGCCCATAACGATGTCTTGAATTTGCTCTGGCGTCATGCCGGCTTGAACCGCAGAGATACGCTGGGTTTCGGCAGAAAACGCTTTGATCATTGCTTCAAACTCTTTGATCTCATTTGTGCGAACAATTTCGGAACTCTGCACATTGTCCAACATTCCGGCCATCTGTTCAATTTGCTGGCCCATCGCTTGAAGCTGCTGCTGCGCGGCTTGCAGTTCAGGCGATGCTTGGTCGTCGCTGAGAAATTTAGGGTCGATGGTTTTGGCAAACCGTTTTGCCATCTCTTGCGCGCCGGGCCAATCCATGTTCTTAACAAACAAGTCGCCGGCCACGGCCCACAATTGTGGGTTGCCTTGCAGCAACTGGCCCATCGCGTCCAATGCCTCTTGACGCTTGGTCGCGTAGCCGGGGCCAGTGGTTGCCACTACGTCGTACTTGCCGATAGTAGGGTTGTAGATCGTGTCGATGACGATGTTTTCGGCATTGCGAACTTCGCGCACTGGCATGGGCTGATCTGGGTCGATCTTCGCCATCTTTGCCTCGCCATCCTCACCGATTGTTCGGGCGATGCGCTGCGTGTCATAGATTTTAGGGATCAGATCGACCAACTGGCGTGCAATGTGCCGAACGCCGCGTGTCAGGTTGTCGCCGTAAT